TAAGAACATCGAATTCAAAGTCTTGAAAATATAATAGTAATTTACCTGAGTTTCGGAAAACATTATATCAACTCCTTCATCTACTTTCTTCTTGATCCGGATATACATCTCCATCACAATATCCTCAGCAGTATCGGGATTACATCCAAAACTCTCAACAATCTCGCACCATTGCTCGTGCTTTTTGTAAAGGGCAATTAATGGATCTACCATCTCGTGATCTTAATGAAGAAAAATAATAATAGTACATTGTATTCCTCGTACCACTCATCCTCCTCCACTACATCCTCGAATTGATTCGGATCATAATATAAAAATCCGATTGCGATCCCATTCAGCATTCCAAACTGAATATGCGAATTGTTGTTTAAATACATCATATTAATTCTTCGTTTCTAATTGGTTTAGGTATTAAACTTTTTCCTCCTATCTCGAATCCCACATTGTTGATCAAACTCTTTAAAAATATTGGTTCATCTAATGGGGTAGGTCTGCCCCCTGTATCGATATCTTTCACCTTTCTAATATGTAACATGGAATACATCCAATCGGTCGGGTGTTGTATGTAGCGATGAATCACCATGAAATCATCCGCCCTGTTCACGAACTTTCCGCCGCCCTCCACATCACTCGCCATTGGTGGGATCGGGTGATCTGCATATGTATGTTGAGCGTTATGCTTCTTTCTAAGAGCCTCAGTAGCAGCATGGGTATTCAACCATATCGAGATATTATGAGTCTTGCAGAATACTCTTAATTCACTTGTCGCTTGATAATCATATTCGTGTCCACTGATTCCCCTTAATACCTCTTTGTCTTTTATTAAGCTATTATATGGATCAATCAAGAATCCATCATAATCCCAAGCCTTTTTCACATCCTTTCCTAACTGCAATAAATCCTTGTAAGAATATAACGAATTATTATCGATGAATTTAAAGTGATCATTAATCCATTCTAATCTCTCCTCTAAATAATGCTTTGGTACTCGATTGATAATATCCACCTCCAAGAACTCAACCATCTTCTTAATCAAAGTATAAGGTTCATTCTCCGAACTGAATATCAACCATTTTAAATCGTGCTTAATCGAATATAAAAGCATCAAATAAAGAGTCAAATTCGTTTTCCCCACATTTGCGTGACCTAAGATCACATTAAAATTTCCGGGCTTGAATCTCAAATATTCATCGATTGGTTTAATTCCTAAACTTAATCCTTCTTTGATTCTTCCCGCTAATATGTCATTTATCTTATCTACCTGTTGGTTAAATTGTATTAGCATTCTCTAAATATATATTTATTATACCATCCTTAAAAGTTTTCCATAAGAAAACCCCCAATGAAGGGGGCATATCTTATTCTTATTAAAAAGGTAAATCATCAGTATCCTCTTGGAATCTGTCCGGAGAATGATTCTGTGAGGTAACTTTCTTTTCCTCCGCTTTTTTAGAGATCACGATCTTTTTTGTATTCCCGAAGTTATCCGGACTTCTTCGATCACTTACTAATACATTAACATATTTTTTCCCATTCTTAGCCGTGTAAGAATTCTCTAATAATACATCAACCTCTAAATTAAGAGCATCGAAACTTCCGTATGTTCCTTCAATAGTTTTTCCCGCTCCGCAAAATATTTTTTCCATTTTATTATCTATTTATAAATTGTTTATGTGACTAATTAATTTCTTCTTAATACCTCCTAATGTGTTCTTGTCGAACCAATTTAAGAATTCATACGAATTAAATTCCATGAGCATTTCTTTTTCTTCTGTTCCATTATCATAAAATTTAATCTTTACCGAAAACATTCCCTCCTCTCCCGAATGGATGCTTACGATCTCAGTAACTTCTATAAACTCTCTCATTTGTTTAAGCACTCGTTATAAAAATACTCTGTACTCGCTTTGATCTGATCGACCTTAATCAATCCATTCGCCGCCAATTCGATTGCTCCTTTAAATGCAACCTGTCTTAAAATACTTCTGTTTGTGTCAAAATTCATAGTTCTCATATTACTTGGTTTATCATAAATTATTTTTGCATTCTTATACTCTTCGTTTACTACTTCATAATCGATCTCATCTCCGATCTTCGATTTAAAATCTGCGGTCTTTGATCCGAATGTGTATTGCTTATCATCCGCAAATGTTACTTTAAATTTAGTGATTAATTGCCCGAACTTATTCGTGTATTCTCCATTCGGACTAATCGCAACAATTTTACCTCTCATTTTTTTCATTTAGTTGATTATACATTGCATTTAATTCTTCTTTTAATCTTTCGACCTCTCTCTCTAAGGCATCAATTCGAGCCTCTTGGTATGTTAATCGCTTGTTTTTTAAATCGATAACATCCTGCATTAGTTGTTCATTCTCATCTCTGAGTTCATTTAATTCTTTAAATTTTCCAATAATATCCATTTCCTGATTATTTAATAATACCGAAGATATAAAACTTTTTTAATAATTGTCAAGTATAGATCAAAAAAAAGAGGCTCATTTCTGAGCCCCCTTTCCGAGTAATCAATGTAACCAAGTAATGGAAGTAGATAAGATAACGCTAATATAGGTAATTTAATTCAATTCCGAAACCTTATCGGAAAAATATTCGATCATCTCAATTAGATCCTGATCGGTAAATTTTACAATCTTTCGGCTTTCTTCTAATAACTCTTCGCTTTTTTCCGATCCCAAATAGATTCCAAATCGATACTGCTCTCCGTAACGATACACATTGCACGCAACGCATTGAACTTGCACATTCTCCTCGTTCCATCTTGTAGCGTAATGTTTGCGGGAGATAAAGTGTCCTGCCTGAAGATTCTTCCAATGATCCTGTTTGCCACAAGTAACGCATTCCGCTATATCATTTTTCGCATATCTCCTCCGAATATATTCCGAAAAGATTTTATCTAATTTCGAAACTAAAGTCTTTCGAGAAGGTTTACGCATCTTGAGTGTTTAATAACATCTTTCCGAACTCCGGATCTAACTCCTTTATTCCTCTGTAGATTATTCTACATTTCTTCTTAACATCCTGAATCTCTCCCTTCAATGAATCCGTTCCGGTATTCTGCCACATAATAGCAAGTTGATGAAGGAGTTTATCAATCTTATCCTTTTCCGAATAAGTCTTATATCCTAAAACCTTATTTACAAAATCCTTAGTTTCCATTTCGCTCATTCTCCGAAATTAGTAATTATTTCTGAATATCAATAATTAATTCCGGATATTCCGATATATATTCCGGATATATTGCAATATAGTATTGTATATATTGTAATTAAGTATTGTAATAGTACTGTAATATAGTATTGTAATATATAATATAGTATAGAAAAAAGAGAAAATATTTCATTCCTTACAAGTATATTCCTGAAAAGTTATTAACCAATTATAAATTATTTATCCTTGTTATCTTTCATTGAAGTCCCAAAATAATATCCGAAGATGCTCAACGAAACTCCTTCAACGATCCCGATCAAATGGTAAAATAATTCTTTATTCGGTTCCGGAATATCTAACGCAATAATCGCCCATATAATCACCCCGAATGCACCCAATCCGACAAGACCTGTCAAATTAAACAACCAATCCTCTTTCCCTGTCTTAGAAATCTCTATTTCACGATTCCTCGCTGAGTCACGATCCGATACTTCCGCCTCATATGCCCTTAGGATCTCTTCTGCTGCCTTTTCTTTATCTTCCGGAGTAAGACTATCATCGAGATCAATTAAGTCCTTTAAAACGCCTGTAATGCCTTTATCGGGTAAAATCTTTCCCAAGATCGATCCGACCTTTGTTTCTTTGAATGGTTTTTTCATCTCAGTATGTCCATATAACCTCAGCAGGTTTATCCGGATCCGAATCTACATGAACAAATGATTCTGCGATTCCGATTCGATTAAATCCCGCCTCTAATAAGGCTTCAATTATTTTATATCTATGTTGTGAACTTGGGGTTGCGATATCCGCCGCCCATCCTTTTAAATGCGAACTATTCTTTGACACCTTATATCCTTGTTTTAATAATCTTTCGATATCCTGATCAATTCTAAATCCTGAAGTGATTTTAAAAGGAATACCTGCAATATCTCTTGCACGATCTAATCTTTGAAGAAATTCATCTTGCATTAATTGTCCGCTACCCTGTTGAAGAGGCGAATCAAATTCATCATAATTAAAATGCTTAAACTTCATCGAATTATTTCATTTAATCTTGCGATATCTTTTCGAATCCTTTCTCTTTCCAACTTGAAATCAATCACCTCATTCTCTAAAACTCTGATATCCGGAAAAATGTAAGTGTTTTGATTATATCTCAAACTCTTTAATTCATCCTCATTATCCGAGATCCGATTCTCAAGTCCAAAATATAAATACACCGCAGAGCCTACCAAGATAACAATCTGAATAAGCCATTTGATATTTATCGATAAACTCGAATCATCATTTAATTTCGGAGCGGTCATTGAATTTATCTTTGATTTCTCCTTTGATATAATAATAAACCTCCTTGCCTAATAGTCCAAAGAACCCACCGATCAATCCAATAATCGCTGCATTTAGGAATCCTAATAAACTAATTGAAGATGCTGCCGTGAAAATATAACCCGCAAAGAATGATATTTTATTATCTATACTCATAGTGTAAAGGGGGCTTATTCGCCCCCCTCGATTTTCTCAAAAGAGCCATCTTCCAAATTGATGTTACCCTTCCCATACTTATCCTCAACCTCTACTTTTGTTTTTTCCTGCTCTGATTGAACATTCGCAAACAAGTGTAATAGGTTGTGTTTCTGAGTTTCTAAAACTCCTAAGTCGTGAAGAATAGCATTCTTTTTAGCTTCCTGCTCTCTTAACTGATTTAATAAACTTTCTTCAATTTGCATAATTTATCTTTTATGCTAAGATACTAAATTAAGCGTTTCGTGCGTAGGGTTAGCAATCGCTTCTAACTTAGCATCTAATCCTGCTTGTAGTTGTTCTACTACTAACTTAGATTCTAACCAAGCCT